AAAAATCATACTTCCTTAAGTACTCCCACATAGCCTTTTGGAAAAATTTACATATCCAATAAGGTAAAGGTTCCCCTTTTGTTATCATACGAACTTTTAACGGTTCGCTGATAGCATATGTTTCAGCATTTAAGTATTTATTATTACATAAATAACCATCTCTTTCAATCCTTTTACGCCAGATAAAAGCAGCAATTTGGTTCTCTTCACATTCATACCATTCAGAAATGCATTCTTGAAAATATGTTTCAAAAACATCTTCTTCATCTTCATAATCTTCTGGTATGGGAAAAAACCCAGGCTCTATTATTAATTCTAGCTTTTTATTGTACAAAGTTTTATATAGTTTTTCAAGTTTATCGAGACTGTACCATTCATATTTACTCTCTCTGAGTAAGGTTTCTTGTATCAGTATCTCAATTAACTTATTACTACTATATTCATTATCATCTGCGAAGGCTTTTGCCAGCAGATTGAAATTCTTCAAAACCAATCCATTCGGCATCACTAAATCAGGAGATTTCTTAGTGGTCCAGTAAGTGTCAGTATATTTTTGCATAGCATGTTTAAAAGTTGGTGGTGCATCCCCTCTAAATTCATGTAATTTAGATGGTCCGTTTTCTTTCATTTCAACAAGGTCATCAGCTTCAAGGCGGAAAAATACCGCACTTTTAAGTTCATTCCCTTCTTCGTCGAAATCAACAAAATCAAATTTCCACGTCCCTACATCTTCTTTAAATGCATTTCTAACAACCCTTCTCTGTCCCCCCATAGCCCGTTGTGCTACGAATCCAGCAGAAGTGCTAGCTTCGTACAATTTTGGCGACGGCCCTCGGAATTTACAGGTAAATCTATCTGCATATTCTTCAAAGGTATCTTCGAACTCCTGTAACTCCTCCCCTCCTAATGTACTCGTTGGTTCGCGTATCATTGTTTCATAATGATCAACATAAGCCTGGTTAATATAACTCTCTGGCACTGATGCACAACCGCGTTTTAAACCGTACAAATAGGAACACCACAGCGTAAGGTTCTTTTTATTTACCTTAGTACTGTAACCTAGGCTGGATTTCTTTCCAGCCCCCATAAGCCTGTTTTTCAAGATTTGATAAATCTTGCCTTTGAAAATCAAAGGTTTTAAACCAAGTGAGGAAAAACCTACAGGTTCCTTGGGTAAATCATTCTGTAGGAACTTGGCCATAGGCCAAGCCGTGCAATATTTAGCCATCTTGACAAAGTCATGTTTATTAAATTTGTGAACATCTAACATAAAATTTATGTAGTGTTGCACATCTATCTTTTTAACTTCATCAAACAACTGATGGAAGAGAATTTCTATGGTTGATCGAACAAAGGCTAAAGTAAACTTTAATTCTTGAAATTTCGATGCTTTCATACAATAAATCTCTCTATCTAAATATGTCCACCTCTCCACATATAACTTCTCGAATAAATCCAAACATCTGATTGAAAAATCGGAACTTGGTATTACGAGGAAGACGCGTGGGGTTCTAGTTAACTGAGAACTTCTTTCGATTATAAACCCATTTTCAATGGTTGTTTTAAATCGATGAGAGGTATCTTTCATCTTTTTCCCTAACATGTTTTCGTTTATATTTAATTGTAAATTTTTATATTTTTCGTGTAAGACTCCAGAGCCATCTCTGGTATGGGAGTCACACAAAACCACATCACAAAGTAATAGAATATCCATTCTATTATGAG